CCCTCGACCGCATAGCGCAGCGCGTCGATCATGTGGTTGTCCTTGTCCTCGAGCACGGCTGTGACTTGTCCGGTCAGGCTGTCCACCTTGTAGCTGTAATGAGTCAGCTCATCGATCAGATGCTGGCAGCGCGGGTGGATTACCAGGTCGTAGCTCTTCAGGAACTCCACGCCCTCCTCGACCGAGCGCGAGCCCTTCAGCGCCGGTTGGATGCGCGGGAAGCCGTGATTGCGCAGGTGGCTGATCGTCTCGGGACGCGATGAGTCCGCCGTCATCCAGTATTTCTCGCCGTCGGGAATGCCCATGAAAAGTGCGGGCAGGCTGACGATCTCCACGCCAACGCCCCACGCCTCGTGGTCCACGAACAGCTGCGTGCCGTCGATCCAGCACCTTACCGCGCAGGACGGGTCAATAGAGAAGCCGAAGTCCGCGCCTAGGCGATATTCGACATTGGCCGGACTGTCGAACGCCTCGACGCGCCAGTTCTTGAACACGCGGGCTTCTGAGTTGCGCCGGTAATGCCCTTCCCAAACGTGAAGATATTTGTCGTAATCGCGCCCCCGGACATATTCCATGCTCTCCCGGAGCACCTGCGGGAACCACGGGTTATGCTTGTAATTGATCTCGCGGACGATGCTGTTGGGCGGCGGCTCGAACCCCGCCTTGTCCTCGAGATGGTTACCACGGAACATCGCGTCGACCGGATCGGTCTCCAGGTCCGGGTTCCACGTCCATATCAGCCGCGAGTCGGGACGGCGAATGGTCGGCTCAACGCTATCGATGGACGACTGGCTGAATGCCTGCGCCTCGTCGCCCCAGAAGGTCGTCACACCCTCGATGGAGCGGATGCCGTTCGCGTTGCCCTTGATCCCTGAAAACAGGAACAGGCTGTCGTTCGGCCCGCGGATTTCGTTGTCGGTCGACTTGAACGCCGCCCTCACGCCCAGACGGTCGATCGCATCATCCAGCAGGCGCTTGGATGAATCGCGGATGCTCTTCTGGATCTCGCGTCCGCACAGCACCCGCTCGTGGCGCTCCATCGCCTGAAGCACCAGGACCGTCGCGACCGTGTAGCTCTTGCCTCCGCCGCGTCCGCCATACCAAGCGATGTGGCGGGCGGGCTTGAACAGGTCGCGGCGATACGCCGGGAGATCAAGCGTCGGCAGGCCCATCCACATCCCGGATGACGAAGCCCGCGGGCAATGGGTTGTCAGGATCGGAGCCGAGCAGCTTGCTCTCGCGCCAATCCTTCGGGAAGCGGGCAGCCATTGACCGCGACCAGATTTGCGCGTCGATGGACTTGCTCCTCATCCCATCGCGGCCCGTGCGTTCCCACCACGCCTGAGACTCATCGCGCGCACGCGCAAAGGCTTCCGAAAACTCGGGATGTGCTTTCGGCCAAGCTTCCTCTAGCGTCGATCTGGCAACGCCGATCTCGCACGCCATCTCGACCACGCTCATTCCCCGCTTGCCTAGTTCAATGACGCGCTCGCAGTAGGCTGGATCATATTTGGACGGGCGCCCCATTTACCGCCGCTTCCTCTTCGGCAGGACGGTCACGACAGTTTCGTTCGTGATCTTTAGCCTGCACCCGTTGCCGAGCTTCACGGTATCGGCGCCGATCGCGATTGCGGCAGAAAGGCCCGCGGTCCTCATCTCTTCCCTCACGCTCGCAATGTCGACGCCCTTGACCCGCTCCAGGTAGCGAAGCACGGCATGGTCGGAGATCATAACCATCAGCCGGCCTTCTTCTGCTCGAGCGGAACCCACAGCCCCGCATCAATCAAAGCCTGGTATAACCGAGCCGAGCCCTCCCTTGCGTCTTTCTGACGGCGCGCTTCGTACAGCGATTGCGAGACCTTGCCCTCGTCCTCTTCGCCATCGGGAGTCGGCGCCCAGCCCCGTGAGCGGTAATACCGATCCTTGACGCTGTGATAGCTGCGGTAGGGGAGCAGGGCGTGGGTCTGGTCCAGGTCCAGTCCATCCTCCACGGCTTGGCGGATGACCTCGAGCTCGTGCGGCTGCCACCTTGCAACGGCTCGAGCGCGAACTGGCGTGACGAATTGAGCGGTGGATTTGCCGCTGGTTCCCGTGATCCTCCCCATAGCTACTCACTCCCCCGCCCCTGATGTTAAGCTTCCACGATGTTCCCGCCTTCGCGCTTCAGGAATCCGACGCGCAGGCCCATGTCGCGAAGCCACTTCGGCATCCGGCGAATCTCATCCTCTGTCATCGGTTTCGAGACTGTGGGCGCTGGCGGCGCGGGTGGCGGATGCCTTGCCGCTTCTTCTGCCCATGCCTGTTGCTCCTTGGCTCTGCGGGCACGCTCTCTGCGGTCGGCAACCAGCTTCGCGATCTCCGGCACAATCTGATTGGGCCGCGTGATCGAGCGGCGGATTTCAGCGCTAACCGACTTCACCTCGTCCGCCCGAATATCCTCCAGCGCATCAACTGCCGCGCGGAGGAACAATTCCTGCTGCTCGGCGGTCATAGACGTAGGCGCGACCAGCACGAGCATCTTGGCGAGCTCAACCGTTAGCGCCGGGTCCGAGGATCCGCTGTAGCGCTGTGGTTGTTGGATCCGTGTTGTCGGCAGTGTGGCGGCGGTCATAGTTACCCTCGATCACTTTCTGGAAGTTTGCGGCCTTGATGAGCCAGTCGAATGTGAACCAGGACGGGGGATCGGCTCCCCCGAGGTAGGGCGAAGCGCGGGCGCGGATGATCGCAGCGCGGAAACCTTCAAGGCCGTTTTCGCGCAAACGGTTGCGAAGGTGCTTTGGTCGTTCGGCAGTCAGGCCCTTGGCGAGAGGCCAGCCGGCAGCAGCCGCATTCACGTTCCAGATCGAAAGAGCATCCGACAACGGCTGGCGCGGCGACACAGAAGCGATAGCTTCTGACTTATCTTCTTTCCCTTCTTCACTTACTTGTTCTGTGTCCTGCGCGTGTCCTGCCCCTGTCTCGCGGAACGTCTCGTCCAGTGTCTCGCTGCGCAATCCGCGAGCCTGATATTCTTCATAATTACAAATGGTTATGAGATCGGGCGGTGTCCCGCCGACTGTCCCGCCGTGTGTCCCGACCTGTGTCCCGACCTGCGTCCCGGATTTTTTCACGATCATGCCGTGCTCAACGAGGCGCGCGAACAGCCTCTCAACCCACCCTTTGGGGCGATCCATCTTGTCGGCAAAGTCGCGAATTGAGACGCTGAGCTGGCCCCGATCCAGGATGTAGTCGCGACCCTTGTAACGGACCTTTGTGAGCTGCCACGCGGCCCTTGCCACGAGCCACGCGAAGGCCATCGCCTCCGCGTCATTGCGGAACGCCGGGTGCCCGATCAGGCTACGGTGGATGCGGACGTATCCGCTCACGCGCCGAGCACCGTGTAAACAGCACCAAGCGCCTTCAGCGTCTCCACGTCATGGGCGGCAATCCTCTTCTCCACTTGCTCGCAAGCGTACATGACGGTGGTGTGATCCTTGCCGCCGAACTGGAAGCCGATGTCGGGATAGGAGATACCGGCCCGCTTGCGCGCCAGGAACATGGCGATCTGCCGGGGATGCGCGATCGGGTTGACCTTTGCCCTGCCCTCAAGGTCGGCGATGGTGATGTGGAAATGAGCCGCGACCAGCGCCTTGATCTGCTCCACAAGAGGCTCGCGCTTGCGGACCTTGAACGTGCCGCGAGCCCTGCCCCGCCTGACCGGGCGGGGAACGAACACGGGCGCGGGAGCCGGGGGCGGACTTACTGGCTCGGGAACCTTGTAGCCCTTCGCCTTCAGGATGGCGTTCTTCAGCATGAACGAGCCGCGCTTGGCGCTGATGGCGTGGCGCAGCATCTCGTCCGTCTCCAGCGCCCCCTCAGAGAGCTTGGTGTGCGACCAGCGGCCATCGATCCACACGGCGTTCATTCCTCCGTCTCCTCATCGGTCGGGATGCATCGGGGAGCTGCGGCGGCAACTTCCTCGGGAAGCTTGCGGCGTCCGTTCTCGGCGATGTCCAATGCCTGGTTCACGTCATCGATTGAGCAACGGTAGGTTGTCGCCCAATGATGGAGGTGCATTTCACGGCGGTTGTATTCGGGATCGCGGACTAGCGCTTTCGCTGCGGATTCAAGGCTGTCGAAGAGGGGGGTCATGCGGCCCTCACTCGTGGGCTTAGCTCTTTGGGAATGACAATCGCTTCGCCGCTGGTCGCATAGACGGCGCTCTGCTTGGCCTCTTTAACCGGGAGCGCCTTGCCGCCGATGATGAGCACGTTCTGGTAGCTGAGCGGCCAGCACGGCCCATCGCCTCCCAGTTCCTTGCGGATGCGCTGCGTTTCTGCGTCGGAGAACGCGAAGTAGTCGAGCGGATCCAGGTAAATCCCGCGCAACTCCAGCTTACGCCAACGGGCTTTCTCCAGCGCGGAATCGATACGGGTGTAAATGTCGCTCACGCCAGTTCCCCCCGGCACGGAGCGCCCGCAGCCTTCAAAAACAGGTGCGCGTCATCCACCGACCTCACGATCGCGATCGGATGGTCCATTGCCCCGATCAGGGAGAGCATCTGGTCTTGCTCGGGAGAGACCTTGGATAGCTTGGGGCGCTTTACCTCCATGAAGGCTATCCCGCCCTTCCACAGGCAGATGAGGTCGGGGAATCCGGGACGCAGGCCGTCACCCTTCAAGGCTCCCATCTGCTTGAAGCGGGAGGTGTTGTTTCCCGCCAGATGCGCCCCGCCGGGACTGTGGTGGATGAGCACATCGGGAAAGCATCGCTTCGCCATCGCGAGGATCGCTCTTTGAACTTGCCGTTCCGTTGGAATTGTTCCCCCGCCCGCCACCTTACGGCCCTCTCAAATGAGGAAGGAGGAGTATCGCCTCATAGACACAGCCCATGACGAACCCTAAGAAATGAGCCGGTAGGTGATTGAGGAAATAGCGGCGATACGCTGCCCACAGTCTAGGCATGGGCGGGCGTCCTGATGCGCTTCAGGAGTTCTATGAACTCAGGCTCGCAGTCCTCGTGCTTGTCGGGATGGATTTTGCGGAAGCGTTGCCCGGCCAGCGCCCGATGGGGCCACTCGATTGTAACGCCGGACAGGCTTAGCCCGATTTTGCCATGCTGCGGCGGCCAAACCCTTGTGACGCGATAAACGGAACCGGCGCTGACCGGCAGACCGCAGCCGCAATGACACGGGCTGTCGTCAACGCACACAGCCAGGTCGCCGACTTGCCAATCGTCGCTCATGCCTCGGCCTTCGCGCGGAAAGGGAAATGGATGTCGCCCGAGCGGACGAGTTTCGCGAGGTGCCTACCGCCGTCCGTTCCCCACGAACGCGCTTTCAGCTCACGCGGCTTGAGCGGTTGCACCACGGGGAACGGCTGCAACTTTGCCCGCACCTCCTCTCGCGTTGGAATCCGCACCTGCGCGGGTGGCGGGTTTTGCGAGATAATCAGTTCGATCATATCGTTGATCGTGAACCACTCGCCTTTCAGCCTGACTTCGGCGAAGCGGCAGTGCATGTCGTTCTCTTCGTCAGCGCCGCCGGGCAGCGAGGCCTCTAGCTTGAGCTCGAACGGGTGCGCCGTTTGAAGTTCTTTGAGGCGCGCAGATGGTTCGAGCGAATGGCCGATCTTGACGGTGCCGGTTTGCCGACATGTGATGAAATAGACGCTCATTCTCCGCGCTCCTCTTGAATGGCGCGGGCGAGTTCGCGGTAAAGCCGATCTACCTTTTTGGCGGGCGTCTCGTCGCTCTGCGGCGGCGCGTAGAGATAGAGGCTGCGGACGGGCGCAATGGCCTCCTCACCGAACGCGTAAGCGATGTTGAGAAGGGTGACGACATTGAGATTGGTCGCCTCCTCTTCCGCGTTGTCGATTGTCTCTTTGCAGCAGCCGAGAACGGGTGCCAGTTCGACACTCG